TCAAGGTAAAACCCTTATTTCCCTTCTACAGTTTCTTCAACAGCAAGGTTATACGCATATTATACACATAGCTGGAAGTGATCGTATACCTGAATATCAAAAATTAGTAGAAATGTATAATGGCAAGCCTGATAAAAAGGGAATTATTCCATTTAGTTTTAATAGATATGAGTTTATATCAGCTGGTGAACGGGATCCTGATTCAGAAGATGTTGAGGGTATGAGCGCATCAAAATTAAGACTATTAGCTGCAGAGGGTAATTTAGATGCATTTAAACAAGGCATGTCTAATAAAGTCACAGACTCATTAAAACAAAAAACATACAATAAAATAAGAGAGCGTATTAAATAATTGTATGTTTAAGAAACAAGATCAAGTAAGTCTAGCCGAGGCATACTCACAGATTAATGAGATGAATTTAGGTCCAGCTGCTATGGGAGTTCAACCTGTAGGTAAGCCAGTCATAGTAACTATGGATATGCCTGATTCAGCTATGAGCATGGAGGATGATTGTGAAGATAATGCTCATGAACATGATCCAAGTGAGATAGACATGGCTGCTGCTGAACTACACAAGTTAATGGAATATGTTCCTAAACTCAAACAAATCATAGAGAGTATGCCATCACTGGAAGGCTGGGTAGCTGCTAAACTAACAAAAGCTTCAGATTATATTTCTTCCGTTTACCACTACTTAGAGTTCGAACAAAGTAAAGAAAGTGGCTGCTCTAATATGTATACATCCATGGGTGCTGAAAGTCATTGCAAATATGCTGCACAAGGTTGTACATGCGGCGGTTGCAGTGAATGTCAATGATATGAAGACGTTTAAACAATTCTTTGAAAAAACCGTAATTGGTCTAATAGAGAAAATCTCACTAGATGGTATCGGTGACGTTGACGCAAAGATAGATTCCGGTAACGGTGCCTATAATGTACTACACGGGGAAGATATTACACGTCAAGGTAATAAAGTAACCTTTACCACTATTAACGGTAAACGCCTAATAAAAGATATTGAAGATACTATCGCCATCAATGTAGGTGCAGGTAATATCGAGGAAAGACCTGTCGTAAGATTTAGAATGAAGTTTGCTGGAAAGCAATTTGATAATGTACCTTTTAGTATAGGTAATAGATCAACAAACGAATATAAAATACTCGTTGGTAAGGATTTTATAAGGCAGCTAGATGCTCTTATCGATATAGATTCTAACTTTATTGCAGATAAACAAATTCAGGTAGAGGTTTAATACCAACCTGGTTTATTTCTCTTTGTCCAACTAGCAAAGTCTTTATCGTATTTTATATAAGCTCTATATTTTGATACTACATCTAACTCATTAAAGTTAGTCAGCTTACGACAGTTACAATCGGGAGATATCGCTACGGTAAATGGAGTCAGAGAGGTTTTCTCAATAGTAGTATTATGTAGGTTTTTACTGCACCAGACAATGAACTCCTTTGTGAAATGTTCCTTAGAGTCTGGCCATCTATACATTCTCTCATTAAACTGCTCTAATGTGTGATTAACCAACCACATAAAATTCTCTTTTGATTCACGCGCCCAAATAGAGCATTGATGCTTTGCATATCCTTTACCTGATTTTCTAGGTTTACCTGTTTTTGTTTTAGGAGTAGATGGATGATTTAATACATCCTGAGGAAATGCATGTGCTAACATAATAGCTCCCTCAATTTGCATTTTAGAGCGTACATGTTTATCGCAAAGATCCCGTGCTGCTAACACGGGATCTTCATCAGTTACAAAAATATTCATACCGTATTTTATATACGTTCGTTATCTCGCCATATCGATAAACTTATAAAACTCAGTACGCGTTTTTTCATCTTCCATAAAGTCACCTGTAAGCTTTGAAGTAATCATATAGCAGCCTTCATGCTTAACTCCTCTATGACAAGCACATGTATGCTGAGCTTTAACTACAACAGCTACACCGCGATTCTTTTCACAAACTTTATCGATAGCTTCTGCAATCTGTTTGGTTAGTCCTTCCTGAATTTGAGGCCTTCTTGCATAAAACTCTACAATACGATTTAGCTTACTCAAACCAATTACCTTACCATCAAGCGAAGGAATATATGCTACATGAGCAACTCCAGTAAATGCTAGATGGTGATGAGAGCAAAGAGACTTAACAGGAATATTACACTGAGCAATAACTCCATCATAACCGTCAGTAGGAAATGCTGTAACTGCAGGAGGTTCGTTATAACATCCAGCTGCAATATCATTAACAAATGCCTTTGCAACTCTCATAGGAGTATTAGAAGAGTTAGGATCATTGCGCCAGTCAAAACCTAACGCATCTAGATACTTTTCATAAGCCTTTGCAGCACGTTTAATAATAGACTGCTTCTCTTTATCCGATCTAGGCATATTGCCATTTGCATTAGGTAATTTTACCTCAGTGCCGAAATTTTCGTTATCATCTAATTCTTCCATATTTGGAATTATAAATTAACTATTTTCATTAATCAACTATAAATATATAAAGTATGAGAAAGTACTCTCAAAAAGAATTACTAACAGAGGGATTTTTTGATCTAATTAAAAAGACAAAACAAGCCATGTCGGTAATAGATCCTAAAGCTACGGAAAATTTAACGAGACCGTTTCAGCAAGTGAGAGATGTATATCGTTCTTTTGTACCGGCTACAAAAAAATATAAATCTAACGTATCTAAAAATAATAAACAATTTGCGCAAAAAAATCCTAAAATAATAAAAAAAATTATTGATACTGAAAAAAATTTATACGGTCGAGAATTAAATCCTACTAATATTAGTACTGTAAACATAAAACTTCCTAGCGGAAAGGCCGTGCAGAATTTAATAGTAGTAAGTAAGAATTTAAAAAATCCAAATAAAGCACCGGAAAAATTCATGTATGATAAAGCCGGCAACTTTATTAAAAAGCTATAGTTGATTACAGCTTTACTCATATTACAATAAATTATGAGTAATTATCAAAGTACAAAGATTATTGAGCTCGGCTCTTGTGCATTTAGACAGTGGAGAGCAACTCATTCACATTGCAGATTCCTTCACGGGTACCAACTTAAAGCGAAATTGTGGTTTGGAGCTTCATCTCTAGATGATAAAAACTGGTGTGTGGATTTTGGCGGCCTTAAAGAGCTTAAAGCTAAGCTGCAGCATGTTTTTGATCATACAACTACTGTAGCAGCAGATGATCCTGAACTAGCTACTTTCGAAGAGCTTGATAGAAAGGGAATTATTCAACTAAGAGTTCTTGAAAAGGGTGTTGGTATTGAGCGCGCTGCTGAAACTGTATATAGCATTGCTAACAGCTACATTAAGTCGCTTACTAATGGTAGATGTTGGGTAGATAAGGTAGAAGTTTTTGAACATGAAGAGAACTCTGCTACTTTCTCAAATAATGAAGCAGCTGCTACACCAATTAAAGATAAGACTGAAGAAAAAACAGCACAACTAATTGTTGAAGCTCCAGCTCCTCAAACTCCTGAACAAGCACCAACACAAACCACAAACGGTGCGCATGTAGGACCTAATGTTTCAGAAGGTAAAGGTAACTGGTTTGCAGGTACTAGCTGGGGCAATTAATGCTTAGCTTCTAACACATCGACGATAAATCGTAGAATTTTACTTCTTACGATTTCAGACTCACCAAACTTAAATGCGTAGATTTCATTATCTACGCATTTTTCGTTATTAAAGCGTTTAAATATTTCTTCATAGCCAGATGCTTTACCAATATCCGATTGCTTTAAATCGCCGCAAACAATATACTTCGTATTTTTGCCGAATCGTGTTAAGATAGTAACGAGTTCTCCTTTAGTTAAGTTTTGAGCTTCGTCAACAATAACAACGCTATCGTTAAAAGTTAAACCGCGGACGAAATTAACCGGAACAGCATGTATAATATTATTAGATTGTAACAATCCACAAGTACTATCATCTGTAACCTCTTTTACCTTTTCAAGAAGTGGCATAGCATAAGGTAAGAATTTATCATCAACCTCACCAGGTAAGGCGCCTATAGATCTTGACGCAGACTCAATAACAGAACGTATATAGGTTATACCTCTTGTTTTCTGATCCTTAATAAGCTCGAGACCTGCTAGTACAGCAATGTAGCTTTTAGCACTACCGGCAGGCCCGTCTACAAAGACCATATTTGTTTCTTCACGCTTTATACAATCATAAAAAGCTTTGTGATTAGCGTTGAAGTAGAAGGGCTTTTTAATTTTGAAATTAAAAAGCCAGTTTTTTTGGATAGACTCTTCAATATCTACAAGAGAATCCAAACCTGCATTTTTGCGCTTGCGCGCAGGGGACTTATTAGTCATGCATAAGTATTTAATCAAAAACACTTGATTCTATGTGAGGATAGTACATAATACCTGTATGAGTATCGACTGTGATAAAGAAACAATCTTTCTAAGTGATGATCTTATCTTCTATACCCTAGAAGGAGAAGGTGAGTATATTGGTCAACCTTCTGTATTCATGCGCATGTCTATGTGTAATCTTTCATGTATTGGCTTTGCGTCTGAAGATTCACCTAATGGTTGCGATTCATTTATTTCATGGTCTGTAAAGAATAAAAAGACATTTAATGAAATCTTCAAGTTAATGGAAGACGGTAATCACGTTACACATTTACGCGAAGGAGCAATTTGGAAGCTAACGGGTGGTGAGCCTATGATTCAACAAAAGCAGTTGCTTAAGTTTGTTGAGGCATTTATTGATAAATATGAATTTACTCCTCGTATCGACTTTGAAACGAATGCTACCTTAATGCCCGATGAGAGATGGGTAACGGAGTTTAAAGCAACGTTTACTACTTCACCTAAACTTACTACTAACGGCGACCCAGAAGAAAAGACCTATAAACCAGAAGTACTTAAATGGCATAAAGAGCATAACTCTGGATTTAAGTTTGTTATTAATAGAGCTGAGGACATCGAAGAGATTTGGCGTAAGTATATTAATGACAAAGAAGATATTAATGTCTCTCTAAATCGTGTATGGTTTATGCCTTGCTGCGGTTCACGTGAAGAACATATCGAAAAGGCACCAGCTGTAGCTGAGTATGCAAAAGCAATGCATGTTAATTTTAGTCCAAGACTGCATCTACTTCTGTGGAATATGGCGCTTAAGGTGTAAATAACCATATGAAACTTAGTGTTGTATTTACCGTTTTAAATCAATTAAAAATTGATCATTGGCAAACTAAAAGCTATGCTGAGCATAAAGCTCTAGGTACAGCGTATGAGGCTTTAGATGAATTATTTGATAAATTCGTTGAAATATACTACGGTAAAAATAAAATCTCCGATGCTAGAGTAACATATACCGTTAAATCAGATTCTTATGGTGATAATCTTATTGGAAATTACACCACAATGAAAAATAACGTCATATCATATCTTTCAACTCTTACTGAGGGTAGCGGCGATCTTAAAAATATTCAAGACGAAATAGAAGCTGAATTCAATCACTTACTATATCGTCTTCAGCAAAAATAATGGCTTATCTAAATC